CTTGTTAGCGTAAATTTTACTTCCAGCAGAAACGGCTAATTTAATTGCCGATAACCACATGTTAGATCCACTTAGCTTTTTTAGACTTCTCTTTTAGCATTCTTTTAGTGCCTCTTACTTCAGTTTCTTCGCCTTTTGCGATGTAATTGAAAGCACCATCAGCTGTTGTTTTAGATCTTGGGTCAATTTCAAGATTCATCTTGTCTTCTGACTTGATCTCAACAATTTTATCTAGTTTTTCCATAATTATCTCCTTATTTTTTTATTTTAACTGTTTTTTTATTAATTGTCACTAACCTTTACGCATGATTTCAATATTTGGAACCATATTTTCAGTATTTTTCATCATTGAGTCTGCGCTAGGTATAGTTTTGCTTAAAATTGTCTTTTCAATTGATGTATCAGCTCTTAATTTTGCTAATTCTTCATTTTGATCTAATTTTTCATCTTGATTTTGTTGATTCATCATTGTTTTCATCTTATCAAGTTCCATTCTCTCCCTAGCTTCACGTTCTTTTCTATCATTTTCCATTGCTCTAAGATCTAATTCTCTTGATCTAAGTTTTGCAATAGGGTCATTGTCAAATTGTGATGTAATTTCTTTTTCTTCCTTCATAAATTCTTCCATCATCTCTGCAATTAACACAGCTTTTCTAGCTTCAATCTTTTGTTGAATCTGCATTGCTTGCATTTGTATCTGTTGAGCCATTTGTGGGTTCTGTTGAGCCTGCATTTGCATTTGTTGAAGTTGTTGCATCTCATCTCTGTACTCTAGTTCAACTTGTTCTTGAGACATTAAAGAAATATGTTCAAAAATATTTTTTTCTAAGGCAGCCATAACCATTGGATTGTTTCTAGCTATGTTAGTTGCCATAAAATTTAAGTGTGCAGTCATGTGTGCTCTATGATCTTGGCCTGGAAAAGCTTGAAACTGTCTTCCACCTAAAGCATCAATGTGTTCTAACGCCGGATCTTTTGGTGTTGGTTGCATAGGCTTAACTAAAATACCATCAATATTTTTTACACCTAAAGCTTCATACATATTTCTATATGCTTGATACAGATTATGCATTTGCGGATTTGATTGTGCCAGTTGGAGTTCTGTTTGCGCGAGGGATATACGCTGTGTTTGTGAAAAAATGTTGGGGTCAGCAACTGGCAATATATCTACTCTATCATCAAAATCTGATTGCATAATCATTCTTTGACCCCCAACTACATCGTATGGATATTGTTGTGGTAGATATAATTTGAATACTCTAGCCATAAGTCTAAATTCATTTTTTAAAGCCGAGTAAATTCTTTTGTGTATGGCTGACATAGTTCTTGAGCCACGTTCTAATAATGCAACTGTAGTTCCAACTGCTGCTTGTTGATTACCATCGCCAACTTGCATATCAGCAATAGATGCAAATCTTTGTCCTGCTTGAACAACGACTCCCATAAGTGCAAGTAACGTTTGACTTGGTTCTTTAAATGGTAACATCATAAATGAATCTCTTAAATTACCACCAGGTGCATCTACATCTCTAAACTCACCAGGTTGTATTGACTGTGCATCATCTCTAATTCTAATACCACGCATTTTAAATCCAGCAGGTAAATTAGATAAAGTTCCTGCATCTAATAGTTGTCTTAATGCTGCTGTTGCAGTTCTTGACAATCCACCAATCATGTGAATTAGACCAAAACCATAAAAACCTAGACCCGGTAAAAATTTAAAGTGTACAAAGTAATTTACTTTGTTTTTATTTGGATCTCCTACTTCGTAGTTTCTTTTAATTGAAAGAATCTCACCTGAACTTTCTTCGATAGTTACAATGTATGGTATTTTAATTCCGGACGGCTCACCAGTCTCTTGATTTGTATCTTCGAAACCTTCTAGATCTAAATCAACATGACATTCTAATAATGTAAAGACATCATCATTGGCAGTTCTTGTTACGCCTTCTAATTCTCTTTCTTTTTTCTCTACATCAGTTTCTTTGTCTCCAGGTCTTCCAATTTCAACATCTTTATAAAAACCTGCAACTTGTTGTTTTCGTAATTCGTTTTCAGAAACTTTAACACGATGAATAATTGCTTCCGCATCATCTAATGAGGTAGCTGTGTACGGAACAATTAAATCATCTGCTGGAACAAATTTCGATACTGCTCTTTGTTCCATTTCATCGTAGTATACTTTTTTAAATGTACTACCTGAAAGAGGTAAATGGAATAACATAGAATCAAACTCAGGTTCATATTCTTTCATCTGATCCATGATTTGATAATTCATAAAATCTTTTACACGTGATGCTTGTTGAACTTTTTCTGGAGTTTGTAATCCAATAATTTGTGTTCTAACAGGTCCATCTGCTGGAAGTAATTCTTTATAAGCCAATGCTTGAAACTGTGTAACCGCTTCAGCTAACACAGGGTGAGTTGCACCTGATGCACCACTAAATGGTTCTGTTCTTTGGTCGTATTTAAAACCTAAAAGGTCTAATCCTTGTGTGTAAGTTTTTTCCCAATCTTTTCTTGAAGAAACATACTCTTGATACTTTCCTGTCAGACTAGATGCAAGTCCACCTAATACATCATCAGGTAAAAATTCTGCTAAGTTTGCATAATGCTCATCACCACCTTCAGGAGATGCTGCTGCAGGGTCTAAATTAATATCAACTGAACCATCTTCATTTTCCGTAACTTCTACGTCATCCGGTGATTGTTGTTCTTCAGTTACTTCTTCAATTACCTGCTCTTGAATTTCTTCTTCGCCAGGTACGTTAAATTCTTTTCGAGGCTCGTTTGGAAGTCCCTTGTCTATATTGTCTGCCATTTATTTTTTCTCCAGATTGTTTGACTGTTGTAACAGTATTATACTTAATATTCAAGCCCTGAGGCGTGGGTCCGGCTTCAGGGGGCAATAAGTGTTTCTTTGGATACTTATTCGTCATAAGTATATTTTCTCATGTTTTCTAAATCATCCTCTTCAATATATTCGTCTACATCTTTAAGCTTGCCATCTCCATCAGGTCTAGCGCTTGCTTCGTTATAAGTATAGCCTCCGGTTTCACGATCATATTCTAACTCTATTTCATTTTCTCTATAACCAGGTCTGTCAGGATCATCTACTTCTCTAATTGTTATTTTATCACCTTGCTCTTTAACAACAAAATTATCTGCTTGATAAACATCTGCAAATTCATCTGATCTATTACCAGTAAAATATTTCGTTCCTTTTTCCGCAGCTTTTGCTTTAACTTTAGCAACAAGATCAAATATAAAATCAGGCATACCATCTGCACCTCTTTTAACTAATTCAGCAGCTTTTTTACTTTTTTTCAAAACATTTGGTCCACCTCTAATTGCTAAAATACCTGCAGGAATAAGTGATAGAATTTTTAAGAATTGTCTTTTACTTAAACTACCTAAACCTTTTTTACTAGGATCTTCTGGTCCATCTGCAAAGTTTTGTCTATTAGGATATAAGGCTCTATCCAATGACATTGGATTTTGTATTCCTCTTGTATAAATAGATTCTTTTTCTGCATAAGGATCTTCACTTACACCCACTACAGATCCAAGTTGTTTAAATGAATTAATTAATGAATTTAAATTATTTTGACCTTGTTGGGACATTTCAGGAATTTCCGTATCATCTACCATTGATTGCATTCCTCTTATCTGACTTTGTTTAACAAAATTATCATAACCTTCTCTTGCTTTTTCAATAGGTATATCAAATTGTCTTGCAATATCTGGAAGCATTCCTTTTCTTTTTTCACTTAGGTAAGCTTGTTTACCTAGTTCTAATACAGGTGCAGCAAAAGATCCTGCTCTACCTACTTTACTTGCTGCTTTAAATAATGGTGATCGCATAACTCTTGGTACGAAAGAACTTGCAACAAACTTACCAAAATCTTTTACTTTTCCTAAACCAAATCTACCTTCAGATTTATTATAAAGATTAAACATATTTGATACTTCATCTGTAAATGCTAAAGGAAGAGTTAACCATACTGGACTATCTTGCTCTAAATCATACGTCGAAGCAAAAAGAGTTTGAAAAATAGGTAGATCTATTCCAGCAACTCCTTTACCAACTTTACTTAAAGCATCACCACCGTATTTTTGGCCAAAGGCAGCTAGATCTTTTACTTCTGCTCCAAGATATTCAACTAATAATTTAGGATCTACTCCACTATTTAATTGACCTTGCATTTTACGAAAAACTTTTTGAACATTAGTTATGTCTTTTTTAACTTCTCCTGTAGGAACATTTGTTTTTGTTAAATCTAATTTTTTTAATATATCTTCTGTTTTAATTTTAGGATCTATATCTGATAAGAAAAATTTTTTATCTTTATAAACTTGTTTTATATTTTCTTGGGAAGCTTTTCCGTAAGAGTCTAATATAGACTCATCAAATTTTACATTATAATTTATTTTAGGTGATTGAACTTTCTCTCTCTTTGAAAACTTAGAAGAAGTTTTATTAAAATCTTTTATTGCATCTTCTATTGGAACA